CACGCACGAAAGCGCGAGCGGTTGCAGCGGTGCCGGTGACGTTAGCAATAGCAAGGGTCGAGACGACCGCAGACTTACCAGCTGGAACGGTGTAGAGGTCAGCGTTGGTCGTGCTAGCCGGGGCTGACTGTCCGAGGACTTTATAGGCCATGATTTATTCTCCTTGTGTTTTCTATTTACTAAGCACCCATGAGCAGGAAAGTTCCGCTCAAGTCGCCTCCGCCGAGCTGCTTCCACGCAGAAACGGTCGAATCCCAATACTCGTGATAACCGAGGGTCTGATTGAATCCAGTCGTGCCGAAGGTCGGCGCGGTCGGACGGGTTGCCGTGGTCCAATACTGGAACCGGGTTCCCATGAAAGTGCGAACGTCGGTGACGTTGCCTGCGGTGATGACGCTCGCTCCACCGGTCACCAAAACTTGAGCCAAGAGAAGCTGATAAACGCCACCGGTTAGCGACTGGGTAAGAGTAGGAGCTACCTGAGCACCAGTCGTCGCAGCGGTTCCCTGCACAACGGCAAGAAGGATGCTATTTGCGACGGTGTCCATGGTGAGCACGATTGAGTCGATGCGAGACTGACCGGCAGTCGGTGCAGCTGCAAGAGCAACGGTCGCCTGAATCGAGTTCTGGTAGTAGAAACCATGAATGAAAGCATCTCCGGCAGCAACACGAACCTGCATACCCGAAGAGTCACCGGTAACTAGAAGATTGCCGTCGCCCGGAACACCCTTCACACCGGTGTCCTGCAAGTTTGAAAAGAGGGCCGAATACTGGGCTTCGGTTGTGTCGATGTTCTCGAACGGGAATGAGGACTGGGCCATGATGCTCCTTAGTTACTTGGAAAAGAGATGTTCAATGTTGGCGTGGTTGCCGATACAAGCTGCACGGCTCCCGCTGAAGTGATGGTGATTGGTGTTGTTGAGGCACCGTTAGCAACAACAAAGGAGCCGTCGCTGACCGGGGTGAAGCCGGCTGGGAGAGTGAATGCGGTTCCGGTAGTGCCACCCGTCAACGCTCCACGCAGGTAAATAACGCCGTTAAGTTTGCGATAGAAAACCGGAGTTGATGCGGTCCACGAGTTGCTGAAAGACGTCACGGCAATCCATGCGCTTGAAGCTGAAGCACCATTCTTTTCAAGATTGGCAATGCGGAGCTCTTGCTGGGTTTGACGGGCAATCATGCGAGACTCGGTGTCTGTATAGGTAGGGGTGCCGAGCGTTGCGTAGATGCGAACACCGTCTTCCGCGATTCCCACACCGACCTCATTGACAACCGCTGAAGCTTCGATGACTCCGACAACCACGGTCACCTTGTCGCCAAGGCCCCAGTCGATGCCGTAGCGCATGTTTGTGTCATCCGATGGGGTGACCGCAACGTTCACGATGGTCTTGCCGTTGTCTACGAGAGTTTCAGCACCGGTCTGAATGAGCTTCGCTGCGGTGTCTGAGCCACGGTCATCCTTGTAGAGCTCGATTCGACGCTTCCAGAGGCCCTCAGCGGTCAGAGACGCGGTGTTTGAAGCCTCGATGAATGTTCTTGCCTCAGCCTCGCCCTGACCCGCCACAATCGTTCTAGTGACCTTTGGCGAATAGTAGCCATAGTCGGTTTTTGTAAGCTTGCCGTTAGCGATGTCCATGCGGATGAGTGAGGAGCGGTCCGTTGGCTGATACACCTGAAACTGGAGACCTGAGCCAACTTGGATGATGTCGTAGCCGATGCCACCGGTCTGAGCGAGCGGGTAAAGCAAGTCTTGCAACACGTCGAAGCGGGCTGAAGCTGCCACGGTCGACCCACGGAAAGCATCGTTTTGAATGGTGAGGCCTGAGACTTGACGAGCTGCGGGAGCACCCGGGCCGAGGTTCGCGTTCACGAAGCCTTTTAGCACGGTCTCAGCTGCACCCGTGCGAGTGTCATAAGCCGAAGTCTGAGCGGTTACGTCTGCCGTTGAGGGTGTTGGATAGGCGAGACGCTCGATGAGGTAAATCGAGTCATCCACACCGCTAATCGTCCACATACCGTCTGGGTCTTCAGAGGTCTGCTCATTTGTTGCCGAGGTAGTAGGGCCTGAAAGGATGACACCGTTCGGGCCGGTGACGATGATGCCGTAGCCGGGTTGTCTGAGGAGCTCGCCAAGACGGTGGTTTGCTGGGAGTTTTATCGACCATGAGCCCACCGCATTGAAACGGGAGACCATCGTAAAGCCCACCAAGTCCGTAGGCACGAACTGGCCTATCCGGGTCAGCGACGTATCGCGAACCTCAACGGTCAAGTCGGAGAGCAACATTTAGTGGACGACCTCATAGCGTGGATAGTAGGTGCATTTCACCGAGGTGTCTGCGGTGTAAGCGGTGCCGGTGATGGTGATGCTGCTAGTCCCCGGAGCCAAAGAGAAAAGCTTAGGAGCGGTGCCGAGCAATGAATAAACGTTGTTTTCAGCGTCGTCGGTTACGGTTCCAGCTTCCGTGTTCACCGTGTAGGTGACACCGCCCGGGATTGCGGCGGGGAAGCTGAATGACTGGGTGCCGTTCGAGACGAGGAGATTGGTGACTGGGCCACGAATCTGCCAGATTGGATAAGCGTCGACGTCGCCCGCGTTGTTTGCAGTCACGATTCCAAGAGTCTGGTCGGACGAAACACGGAGCTTGGTCAGCTTAGGAAGTAGACCGCGACCGGTAGAGCCAGAACCGACGGTGAAAGTGGTCGGAGTTGAAGACAACCAAAACGGGTTCGGAGCCTGCATGGTGATGAGCCATTGGCAGAAGGTAGAACCTGCGGTATCACCAAAGACGGTCTCCGCGCCACCACGATAGTAGGCACTTAGAGCGAATGACGTTCCGTCGGAATAGGTTGCATTCACGACCGTCGCGCCATTCTTGACGTTGAGCAACGCTGCAAGACGACGAAGCTTCGCTTCAACATCTCCACGGTCTGTTCCAATAATAGTAATCGGAAGGTCGATTTCACGGATGGCCCGCTTGGAGTGTCGGAAGTAGCCACCGTCGCCGGCTGAAGGTGCAATGCGGACTTCGGTCGTAGGGATACCGAATCCACGAACACCCGCGCCGAGGATGTAGTTCAGGTTGTTGTCCAGCGAGATGGTGTCGCCGTTAGCTCCAGTTAGAGAGATTGCTAGGTTTACCATTGGTTCAAGATTCTCGCTCTCTGGACGGCAGCTTGAAGGGCCTGAGCTGAATCAAGCGACTGATTTTGTGCTGCGTTGTAAACGATAGTTACGGCTCCAGCAGGGGCAACCAGTTTCGCGCCACCGGTTTGCTTGTAACCGGCCTGAAGCATCGGTGCGATTTGGCTGTTGTAATACTCAGGGGTCATGTTGGAAAGGTCTCCGCCAATGACGGTTTGCATCCCGGTAGCCTTATTGGTGAAGCTGACCTGACCTAGAGCGTTGTCCAGCTGGGCCTGAAGTGAACCGCCCGGGGTTGCCTGATTAGCTGCCTTGATAGCGTCGTAGTTTGTCAGACCTGCGTCTTGCAAGTTTGAGACGCTCTGATTGAACTGAGCGGTCAGAGCACTAATGTTCACTAAATTGCCAGAAACACCCTTCACGATGGTGTCCATGTGACCCTTGACGGCTTCACCCATGGCACTCATTACGGTCGTAATCTGAGGCATCGACGCCTCAATACCATTCGAGAGGCCTTCGCCGATGTTCAAACCGAAGTCGTGGAAGACGGTCGACGGAGAGTGGATGCCGAGAAGCGACTTGAAGCCGGTCACGATTGAGTTGCCAAGGTTGTGCACCCAGTCCATGACCGCGCTACCCATGGCGTTCGCACCGTTGATGAGGCCCTGAATAAGGTTGCGTCCAGCTTCAGACAACCAAGTGCCTGCGTTAGCCATGAACGAACCAATCATGTTCGGCAAGTTGCGGAACCACTCACCGATGTTCTTGCCTGCATCGCTGACCGAGGTGACAAGGTTCGAGAACCAAGTAATCGTGTTAGTGACGACCTTGATGATGACACCAAGCACGTTGATAGCAATTTGAATCGCAACTACAAGCACGGCTTCGATGACCTGCGCTAGGAAGGTGACGATTGGCATGAGGAACTGAATCAAGCTGATAAGCGGAGGCAGCAAGGTAGTGATGAGAGGCAGGATGGCCTTGGCTAGAGGCATGATGGCCTCAAGAGCCAGCTTGATGACTGAAGCGATAAGCGGGATAAGTGGAGGAAGTAGAGAGGCAACGGCCTGCACAAGGACAACCACAACCGGGGCAAGTTGCTTGATGACATCGCCAAGGGTGTCGCCGAGCATGGCAGCGAGCTTGGTAATCGCAGGCATGAGCTGCACGAAGACACCGGAGAGAGCTCCAACGAGGATGTTAGCGACATCGGTAATCGGAGGAAGGATTTCCTTCAATACTCCGGCAAGGCTGCCACCGATGCTCACGGCAAGCTTCACAACCGAGTCGATGAGCGAAGGCAGGACCGGCATAAGGGCCTTGAACGCGAGACCCATTGGAGAGAAGGCAGACATGAGCTGCATGATTTGAGGGGCAAGCTGAGAGAAGACTGGGCCTAGAGCTTGAAGCTGAGTGCCGACAGACTTGAAGAAGGTTCCGAGGGCACCATTAGCGGTCTTGCCGAAGCCGTCGATAGTCTCAGAGAGCTTCAAAAACATCTCTCGGTGAGAGCCAAGGAAGCCGGTCACCGATTGGATGACAGGGCTCAGAGCGTTGCGGAAGATGTTCTGGACGGCATCCACGACAGGGATAAGGTCGCCACCAAGGGTCACCTTCAAGCCCTGAATCGCAGCTGCGAAGTCACGAGCGGACTTCTTAGACTCGGCGAACGATTTCATCGACGTGTCGTCGAGAGTCAGACCCATTTTCTGAGCCTGAGCGGTCAGCTCACCGATACCTGCCGAGCCCTTATTGAGGAACGGGATAAGAGTTGCGCCTTGCTTACCGAAAAGCTGCATAGCAAGCGCGGTCTTCTCTGCGCCGTTAGGCATCGCCTCGAACTTGTCCGCAAGTCCCGGCATGAGGTCTGAGAGAGGCTTGACGTTGCCGTGTGCATCCTTGAAGTTCTCACCGAGAAGCTTTGCCATGTCAGCGGTCTTCTTGCCGTCGCTAGCTGCGAGACCAAGCTTCTTGCTGAAGATGGTCATGGCACCGCCAACGGTGTCCGTGTTCACACCGGCGAGCTGGAGGGCACCGCGTAGGCCAGAGACCTGCTCGGTTGTGCCACCCATGACACGCTGCATTCCCTTGACCTGTCCAGACAAGTCCTCAAAGGCATGCATTGAGTCTTCAAGGATGTGCTTGACGGAGAATGCTGCGGTGACCGCCATGATTGGGCCAGCCATAGTCTTGAGGCCACCAAGAATCATCGAGCCCATGCCCTCGCCAACACCGGCAGTTCCGCCGAGAATGCCTGACTTTAGGGATGAGCCGAATCCGGACGTGTCCGGTTTGACGCCGATGGAGACTGTGCCCGCTGAAAGAGCTTCGCTCATTAGTCTTGTCCTTTCAGGAAGTCTCCGAGTGCATCGAGACTCTTCGTCTCACGTTCGGGAGTGATGGTGTTAGGTCTACGCACAAGCTGAATCTCGTCCGTTGGAGGATTCTCGAGATGCGCGATTTGAAGTATTCGCAGAATGACTTGGAGCAGGTCGACTTGTGTCGCCTCTAGCTCCGTTTGAAGGGTCCAGTCAGCGGACTCGTCTTCGTGCTTACGCATAAACATGGATTCATGTTGCGGTAAGCCAATGATGTGGGTGAGGAGCCTGCGACAACCCCACGGGGTTTGCCCCCATGTAAGTCGTCGCAGGTCCTCGCCGTAATAGCGTCTAAAGTCAGCCTCTAAACAATCCCAGTCCTCTGCGAGGAACCGGGCGAGGCTAGCTATTCCCCCAGCGACTTCCCTGAAGCGAAGAGAATAATCTGTTCTAGGTCCTGAGCGGTCAGACCGTCAGCTAGAAGAGCATCCACGTCACTAGGGTCAACTAGGAGCAAGGTGAGACCGCCACGGATGTCCTCTGCCTTGAAGCTGAATGCAGCCTCTAGAGGAATCTCCGGGTGGACCTCAACGAAGCCAGCTGACAACTTTAGGAAAAGAGAACCCTGACCGTCGGCTGCACGGGCTTCCGCACGAGCTGCACGAGCTGCACCAAGGTCCAAGACCTCGGCACCCTTAGGAAGGTCGCTGATAATAGCCATTAGGCGTTCACACCTGCGTCTACACCGTAAACGAGAACCGAGTTAGAGTTGTCGGTCGGAGCAAGAGCCTGAACCTCGAAGCTGAATGAGATGGTGTCCTGTCGGCCCAGCTTCTGCTTCGGGATTGCGGTTAGAGCAGCGCGTGGGATGACGATGCGCTGAGTCTTTGCGCCATCGTTCCAGTCAGCGACAAGGACGAACTCCTTGGTCAACTGAGCGTTAGGGATGACAAGGGTGTAAGCTCCACCGGTTCCTGCGGTGATGGTTGCGCCACCCCATGCAAGGCCAACGGTGGTCTTGTTCATTTCAAGAGCTTCAAACATAACCTTGCGGGTGATGCCGGTGTTAACAATCTTGACAACTTCGGCGGTCTGCCAAGCGTTGACTTCCTTGTTCTTTAGGGTCTGGTCAAGCTCGAAGCCATCCTGAGCGAAGCCAATGTTAACGAATGCTGCATCTAGGGCTGAGGTTGAGTCAGTTGGCAGAGCAGTTCCGGTCGGTGCATACCAGACCGCACCGCTACCAGCGACGCGAATCTTAGAAGCATCTAGTGCCATAGTGTGATTCCTTTCAAGGGGATTGGTGTTGCGTTATTACGGGTGAAGGAGGACCTGATAGCGGGCCACGAACCGCGCCAATGGCGGGGTTACGGTGGTGTCCGGCAACCAAGATGGTCCGACTTCCTCGAATCCTGAAACTAGGACTCCCTCTGCCACCGAATCGTTTGCGATGGCGAGAACTAAGGCCCGGATAGCCCGGGCAATGTGTGAGCACTCATACTGGGTGCCACCGAAGACGCTGACCTGCAAGGCCGGCGCGTCGACAAACTCCTTGCGAATCGCGTTGCCACCTACACGCTGCACTAGGACGAGCGGAAAAGTAGGGGCTGGAGCTATGGCGGTAGTGATGCGCTCCGCTGGGATGAGCGAGGTTACCTCTGAGCGGGCTCGAAGATACTGAATAAGTGCAAGGGGTCCATCTGGGAGGACGGTTATCGGTCTAGGCATTACGAACCGCTCTTCTTGAAGTGCAAGCCAAGCGATTGGACCGCTTGACGCATGATAAAACGTGGGGCTTGAACGAAGGTGCCGAACTCAATCCATGAAGACTTTTGGTCGGTCGCAGCTACACGCCAGACTCCGCCTTGAGTGTTTGCGCGGTTGACGATGATGCCAGCTGCGTAGGCTCCGGAATCAACTGGGGCCATTTCGCGGGCACGAGTTGCAATCGCTTCGGCTGCATCCTTGACGCTAACCTGCACATGCGGGAACATGTGAAGTTCCTTTTCGAGCAGCGGGTTAGGCGTAAACGAAATCTCTTCCATTAGCCTATCACCGTTCTAAGGGCAACCGTAAAGTGCGACTCGGTTTGAGTGCGTGGATTCCACCATGAAGCCGGCGAACCGATGACCTCAAAAGTCTGGCCCTGAAAAGTAATGCGGTCCAATGGACCGATGACGGTTCCAGTCGGAAGGAAACACTTCCACTCGGTCACGGTGGTGTCGCGGTCAACCTGAGTTTCGGTCGAGGAGACTTGCTCTAGGAAGCCAAGGACGGTAACCGGTGCACCGAAGCCTCCGGTGATTACGTTGCCGTATGGGTCAGTCGTGCTTGCTGTTATCCTCTGCAAGCTCAGAGGCTGATTGAGAAGTTTTGCTAGGCTCATCGACGGGTTGCCACCGAGGTGCTCATGGCGCGTTTGCGGTAGAAGTTGAGAACGGCCTTAGTCTCGTCGGTGAGGGCCATGCCTCCACCTGAGTTGCGGGTGTAGTCGATTTTGTAGCCACCGATTTGCTCGGAGTTCACGCCGACCTCGGCGTTGAGCTGGAGGGCTACCATTCCGGCAACTTCGTTCACGATGTCCGCTGGAACCTCATCGAAGCCGTGGGTGTAGGTCACGACGATTTCTGCCTGCGGACCCTGCCACGTCGCTCCTGTGACCTGTGGGCCTTGGTTTGAGCCCGCTGGACCCCAGAGAGCCGAGCCACCCCAAAGGGTTGAGCCATAGTCCGGCATGAAAGAGCCGGTGCCAAGAAAAAGCTCGTCATTTATGAGCTTCCATTTAGTGCTTGGCTGAGTTGCCCCGTTCATGACGACAGACGCAACGCTGCGGACCGGTCGCTGAGGGAGCTGAAGATTGTTGCCCCAGTTGCCCGGGAGAGTAATAACGTCATCCGTTACTAGGGTGATGTTTTGGCGGGTGTAACGGCGAACCATTCCCGATGCCATGTCAAGAAGGCGAGTGCCAGCGGTAACCTGAGCGTCGGTCAATGGTCGACCAATGATGGCCTGAACGTCTTCGATGGTTGCTAGAGCTGGGAGAGTCATCGCTTGCCTTCTGTCTTGAATCTAAATCTTGGTGAGGGTGGAACCCGCCCGCCCCTGTTACAGGGCGGGCAGGCGGTGAGTCGAGGACTAAGCCTTGACTAGAACACCCTTTTCGTCGCGTAGCTTTGCAACACCGTAAAGAACGTCGGTGGTAACCTGCACACCAAGGTTTGCAGGGTTGTAAGCAACGGTGACACGAAGAGTTAGACCTGAAACTGGGTCAGTTACAACCGAGGTCTGAGCACCTGAGCCAGCTGGAGCCTCAGGAAGGCCACGCATCGCCAAGATAAGCGCGCCCGGGTGGAACGCGATGTTCTTGGTGTTGACCGGAGAGGTGCCAGAGGTAGGGACAAGCTGCGAGCTGTAAACGTCGAAGCCGTATAGACGACCAATAGAACCCTCGGCAACACCCTGAGTCTGAGCGAAAGCGAAGTAGTTCTGAAGGTTAGTGTCGCCAAGAAGGGCAATCTCATCCTTGTCAGAAACGATAAGCGCACGACCGTCGACTGGAGCCTTGTTGTCATTCAGCTGCTTGCGAGCAAGACGAACGGTGGCAGCGGTGATGTCGGTGCCGTAGGTTCCAACTGAAGAGGTGAAGGTTGAGCCAAGTGCAAGAAGGTCAGACTCAATCTGCTCTGCGATTGGGATGATTGCAGCTTCCATGTAACGCTGCATGATGTCCTGATTTGCGGTCGCACGAGCTGCGTCCTCAACGATGAACGAAACTTCCTTGTGCTTGTTTAGAGACACGGTGGTAGTCGATGCAGTTGGAACCTGCATGGTTACGTTGGTGTTTGCAGCCTTGTCATTAGCGACGAAGGTGCCCGGGTAAGGAATGTTTAGAGTGTCGCCAACCTGAAACGCAGCAATGTCGCTGTCGCGGGTTACAAGCTTCGCTAGAACAACCTTCGAGCGTAGGATTTCGAGTGCGGTGTTCGCCCAAATCTGGGGAATGAACGGAGACGCCGAAGCGCGGGTGATGTCAGCCATTTAGCTGGACCTCTTTCTTAGGTAGTAATACGGCCCTCACGATACGCAAGTAGAATGTCTTCCTTGTGCTTCGTGAAAAATCCGTGGTCGTTGATTTCTGATTGTGAATAGACGCGCTGCGCTGATTCGCCACGCGAACCCTGACCCACGTCACCGAAGGCCGGAGCCCGCTTGACTGGGAAGGTTGCTACAACGTCATCGGCGTCGGCTTCCAACTCTTCACGAGTGGTTCCGACAAGTCGTCGCGCCTGAGCGGGAGTAAGTCCCTTTTCATCCGCAACCTCACGTCGCAGATTCTCGAAATAGAGTCCGTCGCGCTCTGCTTTCAGAGCGTCACGTTCCTCTTGGAGTTTCTGGGCCTCGGTCTTATCGCGGTCCTCAAACTCCTTCAACTTCAAACGAAGCGTTTCCGCTTCCTTGTTTGCCTTTTGTAGGGCACGCTTAACCTCGGCAGGAATCTCAGCCTTAGCGGTTTCAGGTGCTTCTACGGTTTCAGTGACATCAGCAGTAGCGTCAGTCTCTACGGAAACGGTGGTTTCGTTTTCAGCCATCACGGCTCACTTTCTATTTTGGTTACTCCCACCCTCGCGGCAGGATTCTCTGGAACAAGGCCGAAGCCATGACCAAACTTGCGGCGACCTAGTTGTGTAGATCGTCTGGGCCAGTGAAGTTGTAGTTCTTGTCGGTGATAACCGGACCAAGTTCTCCGTGCTCTTCAATCTGGACCTGGTCGAACTCTTGCCCTGGGGCGAAAGAGCCGAAGTCTTGTGTGCTGTCACCTGAACTGCGAGTGATGGGGTCAGCGGTGCAACCACAGTTGTTGTGAAGCGGTTGCGGTTCGTTCGGGCCGGTCTGCACGCCGTCAAGCTCTTGGCAGAAGTCACAGCACGACGGGTCAGCGACACGCGTCCAACCGATCACCTGGTCGTCAACCTGTCCGAACGCCAACGTGGCATCGCGAGACGCCAGGGCAACATCCATGTCAGCAGTGGACTTGAGGCGACTCAGGGCCTTCTCAAGGGCTGCTGCGTAGCCGATAGCGGCTATGGACGTCCACAGGGTGGTGAACGGTCGGGCGTAGACCTGTGCAGGGTCGACACCGTTGCGAGCACCAGCGCCGATAAGGGCATCTGTGTTCAACCCAACTGGTGGGATGCCAACCTTCTTCGACATGTAAGCCGCTGTGAGAGCGACCGCGCGAGTCTGACCGGCTTTGACAACCGGCAGAACCTTGTCCAAGAACACTGGCACTTGAGCATCCCGATACTCTGGGAGGGCTCGCCACTGGCGTTCCACGTGATCGGCAACCGCTTGACGTGTGCGCTTCAACTCGGACTGGTAAGCCCTAGTCAAACTGCTAGTCATTTAGTTGGCCTTTACGCTACTGGTGGGGTTACAGGTGGCACTGGAGGCAAACCGAGCAGACCGTTTAGACTGTCTTCTGCTTCCATCGCCTTAAAGCGTGAAATCTGGGTCTGCGAGTAGCCTGCGTCTTCCCAGAGTTGCTGGCGTGGCACACCAATCGCTGAACGCTTGACAAGTGCATCTGCAAGCTCAGCCTCAGAACGATACTCAGGGTCGCCCCAGATAACTTCCGAATCGGTAATGTCGCCACGTGGGTCACCTTGGACCTTAAAACAAAGTCTAATGACTTCTTCCCACGCTTCACCGAAGAAACGCATCTTTCGACGCGATTTAGCAACCAAACCAGTCTCGGCAGACTTGATAGCGTCGCCCGAAGGGAAGTTGCCACCCAGGAAGAAGTAGTGCGGTGGGGTGCGAGTTTGCGAAGCGATGTGCTGGACAAGGGTTTCAATGCCGGTCACATAGTTGGACAGGTCGCCGGCCGAAAGCGTGCCGAAGCGTGCGTTAGGGTCTTCTGCGATAAGCAACTTGTCCAAAGCAATCTGGAACGGTGCCTTCTCGCGCCCGGTAGCCTCATCGATAGGGATTTCCAAACCGGTGACGTAACGCTGAGGAAAAGCGATGTACTCCGAAGCAATCATCATGTCGGCAAGCAACTTGTTTACCATGTCTTGCTGTGGAATTACGTTCAGGAACTCGCTTACGCCGTAAGTGCTGGTGAGTGACGCGCGGTTAGACAACTGCACGACCGGCACAACACCTAGAGGGTTTGGCAAAGGCCATGGCTCCATGTCGTCCAGGTCAGGTTCCCACTTGCCGTTAGCGCCGTCTTCCTTCTCGTACTTGTAAACGAAGTTCGGAGTGAACAGGGTCGCGTGGACTCCGTCGTCATCCTTCCAACGCTTGAGCGCGGCAATACGGTTCTTGCGGTTGCCAGGCTCATAAGCGACGATCACATCGCGAGGCGACTCAATCGAAACCTTAGGCTTGCCCTCAGAGTCACCCCACACAATGGCGAACGAGTCACCCTTGATAAGTGCTTCCGAGTGAGCGAGCTGCGAATCAGCGTCCAGACCGTTGGCCTGCCAGATACGCCAAGCGTCACCGTCCGCCTGAGGGTCGGTGCCGTAGCGAAAACCTTCGACGTTCAGACGCTCTTCAACAGCGTCAACAACCAGTTGGCACCAGTTGTCGGCAAACGATGCGAACATGCCTCCAAAAGCCTCACGGAACTTCTGAGAGGTGAAAGCGAGGCGGTGCTTACCGTCGTGGTAGTCCTGCAAGCGCTGCAGGGTCACCTGACGGCCAGAGAGTTCCTTTTCAAGAATCTCTACCAGGTCAATCGGTGACTTTGGTGCGTCATCGTCTAGCATTGACTACCTAACTTCTCTAAAATCCAACAACTTTATATTTCTTCTTCGGCGCAGTAACACCCGACTGGATAACATCGCCACGGGCTTCGTACGCAAGGACCGCACAAACGGCGGCGTCAATCTTATTCGCGCTCTTAGGTCTATCCTTACGAATAACAATACCCGAGCGGGTGTCCTTCTTCTTGGCGTTACCAATGTGGCGTGCCAGAATGTCGCCGTTATCGTGGATCAACTGCGACGTAACAACTGCGGTATGAAAACGTTCAAGGGCAGACACCATTTGACGTTCACGGTTCGTCCACCACTCAATGACACGTTTCTCGCCGAACTGTGAAGCCCAACGACCAACAACGTCCTGCCAATACGCGGGGTCGCAATACATGCGCTCCACGTTGTAAGTCTCAAACGCCCTAGCAACAGCGGCGTCAACTTCACCGACAGGCACTTCCCACTCAGCAGCAGCGTCAGGGTCAAGCGGACATTCCCAAATACCAATCAGGAACAGCAGGCCGTCACTGACACGACACCCGACCAAAGCCGTGGAGTCGTCACGCAACGAACCGTCAAAACCGATGGTGATGGTGTCACCTGGCTGGACTGGGTTCTCATCCGTTGCGCGTTCAGCCCAAACCTTCGGGTCAATCCATGCGTCAGAGCTCGCCACAATGCGGTTGCCGAAAAATCGTTCAGCCTGACTGACGTCACGTTCGATAAGGTCAAACGCCTCAGCCTCGATGGCGTCCAGGTCGACGTGACCGCCGTACTGTTTCAAAGCCTCGCCATACACGAACTGGTGAATCTTGCGACGCTCCACCTTGTTGCGATACGACAGGTTCGCTGGCGGTTGACGAAAGAGCCTGTAAATGTCCTTGGCGGACGACTCAAACTGGACCTGTGCCACAGAACCCTCAGCAGGGTTCCACGCGTTCGTGGTGATGCTTGCGCGTCCACCCATACCGGCCAAACCGCGATACTGGGTATCAGCAACACGAGCCATGCCGTTCGTCTGCGTCCACAACCCGCACTCATCCTGAGGCACGAAAGTGACACGCTGGCCAAGCCGGGACTGAGCGGAAGAAGTCACAGTGTCAATGCGACCGCCACCCGGAAGGCGAATAAACTCTTCACCAGTCTTAGGGATGATGTCGCTCAAAGGACCGAACTCAATCATCGGACGAAGCGCACCGTAGATGTTGTCGGTCTGCTCTTCCGAGATTGCTGTGATCTGTATCAGCGGTGTTGCCCACGGCATGCCCATAGGCTCGCCGGCCTCATACTCGTACACATAACCGCAGTTGCAGCCATGCTGGCGACAGTCATAAACCTCGCCACCTGTAGCCCAGCCCGCAAACAACGCAGGACCAACGGCTTCCAAGCAAATGTGCGCGGCAGTCATAGGACCCTTGCCCAGTTTCTGAGGTCCGACCATAAGCCCGCGACGGTAAACGAACGCTGGACCAAGAATCGGGCTGTCAGGGTTGAACTCGACATCGCCGCGAACGGTATAGAAGTTTGAAAAGAACTCGAACTGGTAGTCGTAAAGGTTCAGGTAAGCGCCACGGTTGAAACCGTCAGGTACGACGCAGTGCGCCATAATCCAATCAAGGGCTACAGCCAGAACCGCATTATCACGAACCGCCATTTATAGCCTTGAGCCTATCGCGGGCAGACTGTCTAACCGGGGCGACACTCTCATCACGCTTCATAGCAACCTCATCGGTGCTAATACGAACACGCGCCGAAAGCATGGCCGGAATGGTCAACAGCAAAGCGTCCATCTGCTGGCGAACCAACGTGCCAAGCGAAGTAGACGAACCGCGCTCTTCCGCTTCAACCAAACGACGAACAAGCAAAGCCACTTCAAGCTCCTGCTGGTTGCGCTCCCACAGAATTGCTTGCGGACGCTTCCAGAACTGAACCCACAACTCAATCTCACGCGGTTCAACATCAGTCAAAGGCCAAGCAGGAGTCTTACCCTCACGACCAGAAGCAGGCAACGTAGACCAACCAGCATCGTCCTTACGATCGCGACGAAGAGCCTGCGGGTCAGGTGCAGGACCAGACCTAGGACGAGCGCCACCAGATGCCATGTTGTTGCCTCCTTCCAGCCTCACGCTGGGATAGGTCCGGCCTCACGCCGGGGATTAGTTATGCTGCAACCTCTAAGCGATCGCATTTCTTGGCGTTGCACCCGATGTGAGCCAACTGAATATTGGCGTAACTGTGCGCTCCACCTTTGGAAATTGGAACAATGTGGTCGAGTGACGGCGCGAGCCGATGTCTTGGACCAACGGTTAGGTCTACTGGTTCGAAGCAAAGTTGGCAGATGTGGCCGTCTCGTTCAAGAACAAGTTCTGGTTTGACTCTTTCAACTGACTGAGTGCGTTTTCTAGCGCGGTACTCGGCGTTGTAAGCCTTGGTGTAAGGCTGTCGCGCTTCGTCCCAATCCTTGCAGCGCTTGGAACAGAACTTGCGCTGGTGATTGCCGGCCACCATAAAGGCGGTTGCGCAGACTGGGCACTGCCGTTCTGCAACAGGCTTTGCGGGATGATGCCGAAGCTGTAAACAGTCATTGCTACAGAAGCGCCTTTGTGCGAACTGAGCCTCAAACGTAGCCCCACATTGCGGGCAAACCTTTAGATGTATTCCCATATGAAACAAGCCTAGTGCCTAATCCTGCCAAGGTTTGAACTTGACGCGATATCTTCAGCCAGCCCCCTTACGGGGTTTAGCGCGAAAAAGTTTTTAGGTACCTCCCCCTACCCTTTGGGGTTTGTGGGGGTTGTGTTTCTATGGGGTGCGTCTTTGGGCGATGTTCTTACCCTGATTGCAGGGGGTACATGCTGCTACTAAGTTGCTGAGGTCATGGGTACC